GCTGTGGATCTGATCTTAACATATATGTATAATATTTTGCTCTATCAACTATTAATGTGCTAAATCTATCAGGTAAACTCATGTTGTCTCCATGTGCAGATAAATCTGTATGTGTTTGATAATAATTATAACTTACTGAAAATTCATTTGTATTAGGTCTTGGACTAACTCCAAATGAAGTGTAGTTAGGTAATATATATACTCTTAATGGTGCTGAATAATTACCTTTATTGTTTTCATCATCAGTTGGTTTATATGATTGTAAATAATTATCATATGATATATATACTAATTTTCTAGTAGCAATATCATTTCTAGATACTCTTACATAATCTACATCTAACTGCACACTTGGTGCTTCTACATAAACAAAAGATGTTTGTGCTGTTGCTGTAAAAGTTGTTTGTAATATAGCACCTTCTCTAAAATTAGTTACAGCTTGTGTTGTATTTAAATTTTGTGTTCCACCCGCTGATGTTCCAACTCTAACAATTAATGCAGTGCTAGAACTATTTGGACTTAAAACTCTAATTTGTATTTTATAAGTTTTATTTACTGTAGTGCTAATAGCTTGATATGCAGCTGCATCATTTAAATTTAGTCTACCATTACCACTTGTAGTGTGTGATGGTGATCCATCACCAGTAGTCCAACTATTTATATTAGATTCAAACTCACCATTAGTTATCAATTCTTTTGGACCCATTGAAAATGAATCCATATCTACTTTTCTTAAATCATTTGGCAAATCATATTCATTATCACCAACAAATAAATCTTGTGTAGTTCTTGCATATAGTAAAGGTATTTCACCTGTTTCATTATAAATATCATGAATACCTTTATTTACAAAATCTTTTACTGCAGTCTGCACACCTCTACTAGAGGCAAATGTGCTTGAAGTTAATTCTGTTTCGTTTAGTTCTCTAAGTACTCTGTTTGTGAGTGTTAGGTAAGTTGTTGCCATTTTGTAATAACTCTAATATTTTATCAAGTTTTTGTTCTTGATTGTTAATTCTGTTTTCTAAATTACTAACCCTTATATCATTATTATTTCCTAATGGTATAATTCTTTGTCCTGTACTAGCTTCACTTTTTTTTCTTAAATCATAAACTGCCATATATATCCTAAATGTTACAAGGGGTATTAATTAAGGGGGATAAATATACCCCCCTTAAATTTATTTATCTATTAGTTGTGATCTGTTTCATCAACACCTGATACATCACAAAGAACAGCAAAAACACGGATTTTACCCACGCTTGATGCTGCACCTGCGATTAATGCATCTAATGTATCAGCACTAGCAACAATTTGTCTTGCTGTGTTTGTAAGTGTACTGAAACCAGTAGCATTAGTGTCGCCATCAACATATCTGTCTGGATCAGCTCCTGTTACACCTAAATCAATAGTTGCAGAGCTTGATAATGCAGTGATTACCTCAACTCCAGCTTCCATGATTAAAGTTTCAGCAGGAATGTCCAATGCTTGTACAATGTCACCATCAGCTGTACCAGAATTACTGTTGATTGCTGAGATGTCAATTGTATTTTCAACTAAATAAGGTGTTCTACCATTAGCAGGATGCCCAGTAGTACCACCTTTGCCAGTTCTGTCATAAGTAGCCATATCTATCTATTATCCTCCTAATTATTACCCTATTGTGATTACACCAGATCTTACTGCTTCGTCTCTAAGAATTTTTCTTCCATAGACGTGTAAGCCTCTGACTACATCAGCGAATGAATCAGGGTCTCTGATTAATTCAGTTTTTGCTATGTGATTTACAGTTGCAACTCCTGACATATGTCCGTATAAAAATGCAAACTCATTTGATCCTGAAGAACCAAAAGTATGAGATGCTGCAGATCCACTAGACACTGCAATAGCATTTGTTGAGTACATATTAAAACCAAATAATGGTCTGTCTGTGACTTTACCATTTCTGATTTGTGATGCACCGCCATCAGCCATTACTGATTG